GCTTCTGATGGCGATTCCTTTGGATTCTGGGCGATTTCTTGAAGGGCTTGGATGTAGGAGAGGGTGGACTCGCCAAGGTCTGATAGGATGATGGCTGCACGCTCTGGTGAGTACTTGCCTACCTTGTCCAGCTCACGGGTGGCGAAGCGTCTAAACTCAAAGATGACCCCGTAGTATGGGAACTCTTGTTGGTGTGGCTCTGGCCGCTCTGTGGCATTCTCCTGCCGGATAAGCCTGCGCAGGGCGGTGACGCTCATGCCGCCCCCCTCCTGTGCTTTCTTGAGGAAAGATATGGCACGGGGTAGTTGGTCTTTTTTTCCATCATCTACCCCCCACATGGCTTCTCTGTAGTGCTCATAGGTAAGGGGGGTGGTGGTGCTTTTTTCGTCACCCTGTGCAGCAGATACCCCCTCTCCTTTGTAAAAAAGGTACACACCAAGCAGCTCCCGCTTCTCTTTTGGATCTAGGTGATGGGCGGCAGTGTACTCACTGAGCCACTTCTCATCAAAGAGCCCATCCTTGCGCTTGCGGGCGAGCATGGCGGCAAAGAGTGAGCCGAGAGCCCACTTGATATATCCTCGAGCGGCGAACAGGCGATGCCCGGTCTCAATCAGGTCTTCATCTGTGGCGGTGGGTGAGAACACCAGCCCATGATCGGTGAAGCGTACCGATGGCTGGAGGTGGATGGTCTGAGAGATGAGCGTGAGCTGGGTGGTCATTGTGGTATCTCCCTGCGTTGGTAGTTGCGGCGGTTCATCAGGCGGTGGGAAAGGCGTGCTTTCTCATTGGAGTCTGGGCGGGGCAGGTTCAGCCGTTCTGCGTAGTTGGCGAGGTGGCGGGAGATGGCTTGCTTGCTCACCCCTTCCTTGCGGGCAAGCTCACGCAGGATGAGCCGGTGCCCTGTGGCCAGTTCCAGCCCCACCAGCTTGCCTACAAGGTGGGCAGCAAGGCGTGGGCGGTCTGACTCTATGACAATGCAGGCAAATGCCCGCAAAGCCTCAAGGATGGCAGCTTTTGAGGTGTTCTGTGATGATGGGGCCAGCCCAGCATCCTCTGCAGCCTCCTTGATGGCTGAATCTGGGAAGCATTCCTTGAGTTCTGCAAAGGTGCGGCGCAGTTCCTCGCGCACCTTGTCTGCCGCCTCATCTATGTAGGGGGTGTGATCGGCAAAGTCCAATGCCGTGCCATGATGCTGGCTCTCGGTGTTGGGTGGCATGGTCGAGCATGAGGCACAGGCACCCGCTGTGTCAATTTGGGCTCCTGCTACTAGGTGGGCTGCTGTACTGCCGTCACCCTGCCGTTCTTGAACTCAATATAGCCAGCCTCACCGCCCGACGTGAGCTTGGCCAACTGTGCCCTGCCGGTGTAGCCACCGGGGATGAGCAGTTGTGCATTGGCTGCGCTGTAGCCAAATGCGTTGCCGCCCACGCCACCAGTGTCTGGGATGATGCCAATGGTGGAGGCGGTGAGCAGGTTGAGACGGTGAACAGCCTCCCGTGCCCAGTCTGGCACCATTGGCGAGTTGGGCGGAATGGTGATGGGTGAGAGAGGGGAAGCCATTAGGTGATGCCGTCTAGGCGTGCCTGCAGGTACTCAGTCATCAGGAGCGGCCCATTGATGATCTTGAGTTCTGTAGCCTGCACGTTGAACCAGGTGGAGGCGGAAGCCCACGCTGCAAGGTAGTTCTCCAGCGTGTATGGTCCCTGCCGGGGAATGTCGGTTTGGGCAGAGATGCCGGGAGAGACGCCAACCACGTAATAGTTGCGGATGTACTGCGCCACCAGGTTGATGGTCTGGCCAAGGTCTGTGGCATTACGGGTGCGCCTGCGCAGGTAGTCCGTGGTGGTGATGAATCCGTTGGCGTAGGAAGTGATCAGGGACTCATCAAGCGTGGTATTGTCCCCGGTGATATCGTTCCCGCTCACTGCGGTCACCACAAACTTGATTTGCCGCACAGACGGCAATGCTCGCTTGTAGATCACCACGTCACCAATGGAGCAGCCGTGCCCCGGTGCGGTGAGGGTGTTGCTGGCTGCATACGCCCCGTCATAGCCTGTGATTGCAACCTCTGCCCCGTAGTAGCCGACAAGCGGGCCAAACTTTGTAGAGAGGTTCTGGTTGTAGTCGCGGAGCATCCACACTCCGTAGTCGCCAACCAGCTCCCAGACGTTGAGGGAGAGGAAATTGATGCCGCTGATCCACTCGCAGGTTGGGAAGTTTGGGGTGTTGAACAGATACCCGGCTGGCACCGTTTGGGTTTTGGGGATGCGTGAATAGAGGCGGTTCCACTTGGCAACGCCCAGCATCAGCTCTGATTCACTGGGATCGCTCTCCTCAACCAAGAAGCTGATTGGGTCATCTGCATCCACTGGCGGTGAGCTGATGGTGCGGGTGGCTGCAGTGGTGGCGATAGCGGGCCAAGCTACGGATGGCGCAGAGGCGATTGCCGTGGCAAGGTAGCAATATACCCCGCTGCCTGCTGTGCCCGCATAGCTGAAGGTGGAGCCATCGCTGGTCAAATCCACATAGCAGGTTGAGTTGGCAATGGTGGCGGTGCCGGTGACGGTACACCAGAACCAGCCCTTGGCCAACCGCTTGATGGTTCCCGTGCCGCTCATGACTGAGCCTGCCGAGAGGTTGAACACCGCAATGGCAAGGTTGCCGTCTGTACCATTATTGATGCGGAGGCGGGCGTAGCTGCGCTCTGCCGCTTTGAGGATGACACCGAAGGAAAGTGCACCTGAACCAACAACCAACGCTTGGGAGGCGTTGTGGGCTGCGTTGGTGGCGTCTTCAACCAGCTTGGTTGCCGTGGAGGTGCCTTCTGGATCGGTAGAGGCGGCGGTCGCGGTTGCTGCTGCCTTTGTCCAGTCCGCTTGGGAAAAGTCGCTGCCCTGCTTGAGCAGGTTGGTGTAGCTGGTGCGGGTCTCAAGGATGGGATCAAAGTTGGGGGAGAGGCAGGAGTACTGGCGGCGGGTCTGGTTGCTGTAGAAGTCACCAGCATCCTGCCACGGGAACATCAGTTTTTTGGCCCCATCTTGCACGGGGCTGGTCCAGGTTCCGTCTGAGTATGCGCTGCTCATGCTATGTGGTGTGAATCAACGGCCAAAAAAGTTCTGCAGCATCATGCGGATCTGCTCCATGTCTTTCTGCATCGCTAGGTTCTTGGTGTCGTTGCCAAGGGCCAACTGGATGAACCGTTCAAAGGAGCGGGGATCTCCAGTGTATTGGGAGAATGCAGCCTCTGCCCCTTGGGTCTGGAGGGTGCGCACCGACTCCTGCCGCCGCTGCAGTTCCTTGGATATGTTGTCAATGGTGGCACCGAGCACCGCAATCTCTGACTGGAATGCCATCTGCGTGCCGCCAAGGGGATCGCGGGGTGCGCCAGCCAACTGGAACTCAAGATCGGTTTTCTCTGCCTTCTTGCGCCGCAGCATCTCCTCCAGCACCCGGTTGGATTCGTTGCCCCACTGGGAGCTGGTGCCGATTCCGCTCATGGTGCGGGAGACTTTGGTGATGGAGCGCAGCCACTCCTCTGATTTGTCAATGGCTGGCTGAATCGCTGCGGGCACCTTCTGCAGTTCCACAATCTGCTGCTTGATGGCATCCAGTTGCTTGAACTTGAGCGTGAGCTGCTCTTTTTCTGCGGGCGTGATCTTCCCGGTCATCTGCTTCTCCACCAGATCGTCTATCTCAACCTGCAGCTTCTTCTCCTTGGTCATCAGCTCAAGCACCTTGAGGCGCACCCTCTCTGCCTCTGTGAGTTCGTTCACATTCTTGCTCTTGAGCTTCACCAGTTCCACCTCCAGCTCATGGGAAAGGCGCACCCGGTCACGCAACTTGGCTTGCTCCTTGTCATACTCAAGGATGAGCGCATTGGCCTTTGCCACGTTCTCAAGCTGCTCCTTGCTGTTCTCTGAGTACTGCCCCGCCTCCTTGATGTAGAGCGAAGCCATGCGCAGGAGTGCGTTGAGCTTTCCCTGCTTATCCCCCTTCATCTCCAACCGCTCAACCTCCCGCTTAAACTCACCCTCATTGAAGCTGGCAAAGTCCTTGGCGGTGCCAGCGGTGCCCTTCATGGTGTCCTCCAGCTTCACCACGGCACCCTCGAGCTTCTGCACAGAATCTACTGTGGGCACCACTGCGGTATCAATGCCCTCAAAGCTGTTGACCACCCAAGCGGCTGCGGCACCTAGCCCCTCGGTGATGTTCATGCCAAGCTCAAGCGCAGCAGAGCCCCATGTGATCATCTTGCCTTTGACCTGCGTGATGCGGTCACCAAGCGAGTCCAACCGCTTGATCGTCTCATCCTCAATGACGTTGCCAGCAGAGCGTGCCGCCGCCTCCATTGCGCCAAATCCGTTGGTGCCCAGCTCCTGCAGCAGCCCCATCATCTTGGCGGACCGTGCGCCCACAATATCAATGACTGCGGCATAGGCTCCCGCCTTGTCCTGGTTCTTCACATAGGCGGCGGAAATCTTCTCCAGCGCAGCCTCCAGCGGGATGCCAACGAGATCTTTTTGGGTGAGCCCTAGCTTGGCAAAAGATTTTGCGGTCTGCTCATTGCCTGCCGCCAGCTCATCCACCTTGTTGCGGGTGTTTGATAGCAGCTTGGCCACATCCTGCACTTCTATGCCAGCCAGCGCAGCCTGTGATTGGAATGCCTGCAGGGCGGTGGTGGAGACGCCCAGCGCATCCGACATATCATTGATCCGCCCAGCATTGTCCAAGACGTTCTTGAAAAAGCCAATGACGGCAGCGGTGCCAATGCCGATGCCGATTTTGTTCATGGCAGACTGGAAGGAGCCAACCACAGTCTCTGCCCTTGAGACTGCGTTCTCCAGTCCCTTGGTGTCCCCGCCGAAGTAGGCAATGATAGATGAGCCGAAGTCTGCCATGAGATTGGGTTGGTTCAGTTCTGCTGTGTTGCCATGCGCCGCTTGAGCCATTCACCCACCAGCTTGTCGCTGCGGTTGAACTGCACCGCCTTGGGGTTGAGACGTGCCTCAATGGCTCGGCAGTACTGGAAGACGCGGCGCAGGGGCATTTCTAGGATCGCCTCATCGCTCCACCCATATTGGCTGGCCAGCAGATCAACGAGGGAGGCAATGGGTGCGAAATAGGATTTGCCGCCACCGCCACCACCAGACGCGGGCCAGTCCTGCAGCACCGCCTCCAAGTACTCACGGATCTCATCGGTGGCTTGGTTGAAGTCCAGCTTGTGCAGCGCACGCTTTAGCCACGCATCTCTGGCGGCGGTTCCAGGCGCATACTCTGGCGATAGGAACCACAGAAACATGGCAACATCCTCCCTGCGGGCAAGCCCACCCACTACGAAGCGGTTGCCGCAGCCTACCAGCAGGGTGTGGTGGCGGGCGTTGAGGTGGCGGATCTGAATGCCGCAAATGGGCAGCGGGAAGGGCAGGAATGCCAGCTCCCGGTTGGATGCCTCCCGGTTTACCGCCTCACGGTAGCCGGGGATCTCGTCATAGTGTAGCAGGCTCATTTTGGGTGGAGCCCGCCACCGCCTAAACCGCTATCAGTTGTAGCGGCGGCGGAAGTTCACATTGCACTTCTTGGCGTCAAGCTGGGTGTAGGTCTCACCAACCTCAGTGATGACCACCCCAACTGTGGCAGCAGTGGCACCGCCATTGCGGGTGAGCGTGAAGGTGGCACCCACGGCAGGCACTACGGTGAGGGTGGTGGCAAACTGCAGCACACCGGAACCGTTGGCGAAGCCAGCAACAACCACTTGGCCAGACGGGTCACCATCTTCATCGCGCCGCTCAATGATCGTGGATGGCTCGGTGAAATTAATGTTCTCTGCAACGTATGCCGTTGCGCCAATCGTCACAACCTGACTGCCAAAGGGAACGCTGCCGTCGTTGTATGCCGCCATAGTGCTTTTGCACTGGCGTCAAGTTGGGCGATCAGGTGGCGGCAGCTACTGCGGCAGGATTCAAGAAAACAACCAGCTCAAGCACCGTGGAAAGCGTTTCGGTTTTCTCTGCGTTGTCGATTGTGCGGGAGCCATCAATCTGGCGCAGGGTGTCACCGACAACCATGAGGTAGTTGCGGGTGGCAAAGGCAGCTTTAAGCCCAGTCCAGTTGCTCAAGGCTGCGCGGATGGTCCCACGCTTGGTGCCTGGAGATTGGCTTTGCTCTGGCTGGTACACCAGATCCAGCCGCACCCGCAGGGCAAACTGGTCATAGATGGCGGTGCCAGCGTAGGTGCCGGTAGCGGGGGTGTGCTGATGCGGCCCCCAGCGCACCACCTCAGTCTGCACCTCCACCCGTGGGGTGGTCAGGGCGGCGGCGGTGTCGGTGGTGATTGCCCCAAGGCTGTACGGGGTGGCGGCAAGGAAGGTTTTGAGCGAAAGCTCAACCTCAGTCTCCACGTCTAGGATCGTCGCCAGCGTCGCCATGCTTGGCGGCAAGCGTCAAGATACCAGCAGGCCGGGGTATTTCTTGGCCACAGAAGCCATGCTATCAAACACCCCACGCTTCACGTTGGCGCGGAAGAAGCCAATGCGGCCAGCTAGAGCCGAAAAGAAAGCCTGTTTGCCCTCTGCCCAGCGCAGGATTGGGGAGTGGTTCTCAATGATTAGCCCATACTCCCCCTGCCTGCTGATGCGCTCCACGTTAACGTTCTCGGCATTCACATGCTTGGGTGTCTTGGCTTCCTTCACGAAACCGGGCACTTGAATATCAAAGCCCATGCGAAGCCCCAGCGCATAAAATGACTGCTTGGCCAAGCCCCGTGCCGCCAGCTTGCGCTTCAGGGATGCCTTCATCTTGGCGTTGATGGATGACCAAACCCCATTGGGGTAGCGGTTGGCCAGCTTGTACTTCTTGCCATCCATTGTTGTCCACTCCTTGTCACCCATGCTGCGCCTGATTGAACTGGCGGTGGCGGTGTCTGTTTTCTGCACCGCTTTCTCAAGAATCTTGGCAACCTCGTAGTCAATAATCTGCTGCATGGTGGCGGCATTACCAACCCGCAGGCGCATCTCACGCATGGCTGCGTTAAAGTCGCCTATTTTGACCTGCAGCTTGGCATCCACGGCTCAAGCCCGGTTGTCATCCTTGAGCACCACCTCATATGACACCAAATCTGGGGCCAGAGAGATGCTGACAATCTCGTAGGAAGTCCAAGCGGATGCAGATGGGTACTTGAGCGAGATGAAGCCCTGCGGCTTGAAAGAGGCGGTGACGGTGAAGGCAGCGGTGGAGAACACCACCCGCACCGCTCTGGTGTCGAGGTTGCCGCACAGCAGCAGGGTCTCCTCACTGGTCAACTCAGTAGCGGCACAAGTGAACTCAGTGCTGCCAAATTTGGCGGTGATGGGTAGATCCGCAATCATCCCAGCCAAGTCAGTCGCCAGCACTGTGGTATCAATCGCCATGCCCCGCTTGGGGCGTCAAAGGCTCATGCCTGCTCCAGCCCAGCGTATGCCAGCGGCACCCTTGAGCCCACAGCTATCCTGCGCGGGGTGCCGGAAGCAAATGGGTCATGCCAATCCATCTGCACCTTGGGCATGTAGGCATATCCAAAGGTCTTCTTGAGCCCAGCAATCATGGTCTGCCGGGTGGGTCTGCCAGAGCGGCGAGAGATGGAGGTGCTGGGGTTGTCGTAGTCGTAACGCTCAACCCAGTCTGTGTCTCCTGCGCTCTCAAGGTAGTCAAAGACCACCACTGGGGCGATGCGTGCCAGACCACGCAGCACCTGGAACTCGGTGAGCGAATCATTAAGGTGGTAATATACGCCCCACAGATACACCAGATCCGCTGTGAAGTTGAACTCTGGCCGCTCAAGGCAATCCTCTAGGTTGCCCAAGATGAAGGTGAGGCGCGGATCACCGGCAAACCTCCGCTTGATGATCTCAAGGTTTGCCTCACGCCCATCATTCACGATGACGCGAGCGGCCCCTTGATTCAGCAACCACTCAGTCTGGTCACCAATGCCAGCTCCGCACTCAAAGATGGTTTGCCCAGCGATGGGGATGCCGGTGCGCAGGAGCAGATCCCAGCGCAGATTGTTTAGGTGCGTGTAGCGATCAGAGTGAAAGCAATCCCACACTGCCTGCTCGGTGCTGTTCAGTTCCATGTTGGTCTGTTGATGAATGCCGCCACCGCTTCCTGCTTGAACGTCACCGAGCCTGGAGGCAGGCCAGCCCCGCCATGTGGGAAGGTGGGGGCGTAGGTGTAGCGCATGACATGGGCGGAAGGCCAAGGAAAGCGGGCGGATGTGCCCCAGCGGGTGGCGTGGTCTGTGTCCACTTGCCGATTGTTATCCTCCACCACAAACATCAGCGGCAACCGCCTGCCTTCGGCAAACCTGATCGCCTCATAGGTGTGGCCGTTATCCTCTGCGCCGTCGCCAAGAAAGCACCACACAAACGCATCCTCACCGCTCTCCTTGATGGCAAGGGCCACACCGGCAGCGATGGCGCAGGTTCCAGCCAAGATGCTGCTGGTGTAGAATCGCCGCTCACGGTCAAAGATGAACATGGAATCTCCCCGGCAGATTGCCTCCTCCACCTCTGCGGCTGGGATGCCCTTGAGCAGCGCATGGTAGTGGCTGCGGTGGCTGGAGAATACCCAATCCTGCGGGCGGATCTCGGCAAACAGGTCAAGAAGCTGCTGCTCGTTGCCGCCGCTGAGATGCACAAGGAATGGCAGCTCCCCTGCGGCAAAGCGTTCTTTGATGCGCTGCTCAAACGCGATGAGGCTGGCGGCGGTGTGGTTGTGATTCATAGCAGATCCTTGAACTCAACAATGAGGGATGAGGTGCCGCGCAGTTGGGCATCCCGTGCCGCTCTATACACTCCAACCACTGATGCTGGTGCCAGTATCTGCAGCACCGGGAACGTCACCAACCGCTGGAAGGCTCGAGTGAAGTCTTGGGTGTGGGTGTGCCCGGTGAACAGTGGCTTGGTGCGGTTGCCGACTACTGCCCGCAGGATCACCGCTGGCTTGTACTGCCCGCGAGATATTTTCTCGGCGGCGGCCAGATGGTTCACAATGCAATCAGCGGCGTTGAGGATGAAATCAAACCGCTCAAAGTACACCAGCGGCAGGAGCCCAGCCAGCGATTGGCCAACCGCCACACCTGTCATCAGGTTTTCAGCCACGGGTGTCTCTGTGATCTGCTGTGGCGTGGCTGCAGCCAGCGTGCCACCGGCTCTGCCGTGGGTGAGACCATAGCCCACAAAGCGTGAGCGTGGATCTGCAGCCAACTCAGTCATGGCGGCGGTGAGTTCTTTTTTGTAGCTCATGGCATCTCAATCAAAATGCGCCCAGCTTCACCCGCCCGCACCAGGTCAATGGCTTGGTTGATCTGCTCCAGCTTGAAGCGGTGGGTGATTAACCCGTGGCAGGAGAGACTGTCTGCCGCTTTGAGATAGCGTGGAATGTCAACATCTGGGCGGAAGCCACCACCCTGCGTGGCGCGGATGCTCTTGCCGTCGCCATCAAACATATGGCGGGCACTCTTGATGCACACCGGGCGATGCGGCGGGGGTTGCCCGATCATCACATAGCGGCCAGAGGGTGCGAGGTGCCCAAGCGCATCCTCCATTGTCTCTGGGTTGCCTGCGGTGTCCAAGATGAGATCGAACTTCCCGGTGATGCGCTCAGTGGTGAGGTTCACAAACTCGCCACCCTGTATTTCCACCCGCCTCCGCTTGCTCTCATGCACGTCACAGGCGCAGACACGGGAAGGGGTGGAAAGCTCAAGGGCTGCAAGGAGTGAGTAGCCCAGCCCACCCACGCCAATCACCAGCACCTCTTCACCAAGCTGCAGCCGCTCTTGCTCCAGCGTAGCCAATGCGGTGGAGAGTGAGCACCCAAGCAGGCAGCAAAGGTCATTGTCTGTGCCAGCGGGGACTGGCGTGAGCCGGTTCTCTGAGCAGATGCTTTGCTCTGCAAAGGTGGTGACTAGGCCGGATGTGATGGTGCTGCCTTTGTATTCGTACTTCGGGAATGGCGAATTGATGCCACCAGCCTGCCGCCAGTGCATCACAACCTTGTCGCCCACTTTGATCCTGCTCACACCAGGGCCAATCTTTTCAACGATTCCCACACCCTCATGCCCCAGCAGATGCGGGAGCGGCCCGCCCTTCTCCCCCTTGATCTCCTGCAGTTGCGCACCGCAGATGCCGCTGGCCAGCACCTTCACCTGTACCTGCCCAACATCCAGCGAAGTCAGGCCAACGTCTGCCACCACCAGCGGGGCATTCAGTTCCTCGAGCACCGCCGCCCTCACTTGCCACCTCCTGCTGCGGCACGCTTCTGCTTTGGCATTGGCACAACCGCACCCTCACCAATCACCGCAGGGGCATTGTGCAGCACTACCGCCTGTGCCACGTCACCGCAGGCAGTCCAGTAGTTGGCGTTGAACGGACCACCCGCAGGCACATACCCGTGGGAAATGTGGATCGCCACCAGCGACTCCAGATCCGTGAAGTTCTGGGCGGTGAGAATTTTATATGGCTTGCTCATGTGTAGATCCTCCGAAGTGGCTTCCAGTTCACCGAGAGCTTGAGATGCTTCTGCCATGCGTGGGCAGAAATGTGCTTTGGTTTGCTGCGCTTGTTGCTCTTGCTCATAGGATGCCCCGTAGTTGCAGAATCTTTCGCGCCTGCACAAAGTTGGCAGCGTGCGCGGTGTTGGGTGCCAGCTCCACCTTCTCACTGCCAAGCAGGATCAGGCGGAACTCCACGCTGGCAGAGTTGAACACGTTGAAGGTGGGCCAGCAGGGGCCGGTTGCCACCATGATGATATAGCGGCAGAAGCGGGAGAGCGCACCAATCTGTGTGACAGTCATGGCACGATCAATCGTGCAGGGCACCTTGAGCCGGGTGCGGGCGGTGGTCACCACCCGGTGCTTCTGTGCTAGGTCATGCACCAGGTGCTCCATCTGCATCACGTCATAGGCCGGGAGCTGCCCGCTCTTTGGCGGTGAGTTGATCACCAGACAATCAAACGCTGGGAACTCAAACCGCCGCAGCGCAGGGTAGTCAAAGAGCAGATCCGCTGTGTTGTGGATTGGGCACTCCAAGCGCATCTGCTGCGCTAGGTGGTGGAAAAACTTCACATAGAATGCCCCGTAGTTGAGCGCATCATCATGGTGCTCCCAGTACCCGCCCGCATTCTTCCAGGCATCAATGGAGCGCAGTAGTGGGCGTGGCTGCATATCCCAATACAGCCGATCCCCGTCGCTCACCGTCTCAAGGTCACAGACTGAGAGGTTGGGCAGGTCACTCACCACCTCTGCCAGTTGGTGGATGTACTCAAAGTGGGCGTAGTGGATGAAGCGATCCTCAACGTGAGCCTGCGCCAGCTTCCGCAGGAACTGCAGATGCTGCAGGTTGTCACCGAGCCGCAGGGCGCAATGGGTGCGGTGGATCATAGCTCACCCCTGCAAACCATCTCCCTGATTTCTTCCCAAGACTTGGGCTTCAAGCATTGTCCTTTTTCAAGTGCTGCGATCTTTTTGTGTGCCCGCTCAAGTTCTTCCATGAGCGTGGTGATGTTTCTGGCATCCCTCGCAAGGCTCTCCTTCATCGCAATGTTATCCTTGATAATCGAAGACAGGTGCAGCACCAGGCCCTCCACGTTCTTTGGGGTTATCTTCTTTGGAATGCCGTGAGTGTATTTCTTATGCTTCATGGGAGTGATTTGCCTGTATATTCTTTTCTTTTTGCTTCGATGAACTTGACCAACCCACGAAGCTCTTTGATCGCACGATCCATTTCTTCTAGTTCGTATCCGCCATCAACAACGGCACGCTTCATTTTTTTGATCAGTTTTTCTCCGGTAAGCGTGTTGCCAATTTCGTCGCGCTCATCATTTGCAAGAGCAATTTCCCATCCGCCTCTGATAAAAGAGCAGTGGAAGACAGGAACAAACGGACCAGCATTTTCGTCACAAAGATCGCGGATTCTATCAAGACGCTCTTGCTTTGTGTATTTCATGGGATCGCGTGCTTGGGATTTCTGCGGTTATAGATGGCCTTCCCCTCCACATAGCGGCGGTGCTCGTTCTGCCGCTTGTGCGTCTCATCCCACTGCTCCAGCGGCAGGTTCTTGAACACCGGGTGATCGTGGGAGAACACGATATGCGGTGCCTGCACCACCACCTCATCATCATAGGCCCGCACCGTGAACTCATTATCAGAAAAGACCCCGAAATACTCGGATGAGAACATTTCAAACCCCTGCGCCTCATAACGGGCACGGGTCAGGATTGCCATGCACAGAAGTGCATCTGTGCGGTGGTTGTCTCGCACCGCCAGCACCAGCGGGGTTGAGCCAACGGTGCCAGTCTCTGCGCTGGCCAGCGGTTCCAGTGATTCCCAGATCAGCGCATCCCAGTCATGGCATGGTATCCAATCATCCGACAACTGCACCAGCACCTCACCGGCAGACACTGCCGCAGCCGCATTCCATGCCTTCACGCAGCCGTTGGGCTCCTTCACCACCACATGCCGGTGGTGCTGCAGCAGCTCCAGGCTCTCCTCGTCATCCTCATCAATGGCAAAGATGTGCTCCACCCCCAGCGGGCAGAATGCCGCCCGCATCCACAGTGACCTGCACTCAAGGGCTTTCTTGGCCCGCCCACGGGTGGCGTGGATGAGGGAGATGCGGTTGCCGTTGGCCTTGAATATCTGCTGCTCAGTGGTGCGTGCCAGTTCCTCCTGCCCTGCGGCCCGCAGCGATAGCACCCGCAGATTGGCCCCTTCCCACCCATGATACTTGTCTGAGGTGGGGTAGCCGGTGGCTCGAGCCTTCGGGATCGCCTGCATGAACCCGGTGGCAACTGTGGCTCGCCCGCCACGCCCAGCCCGCAGTTCATAGCTGGCAAGGTCTCCCCATGCCAAGCGGTTCTTGGGATTGATGCGGATGGCAGACCAGCAAAGATCAATCGCGTGCTCCACATCCTTGGTGGCGGCAATCTGCGCTTGGTTGCAGAACAGGTCATACCGCTGCTCTGGCAGGCAATCAGTCTGATGGGCCAGCTCTGCCCACTTGGTTGCCTGCTCCGCATCCTCTGCCTTCTTCCCCTGCTGCCACCGATAGAATGCCTCCCGGTGCAGCTCAAAGGCATAGGCGTGGATGTAGCGGATCTGGTGCTTCATGATCCGCTCATTGCGCAGCGGGTCACGCTCCTTCTCCCGCAGCGGGGCGTGCTCAAAGATCACCCGGTTCTCAATCAGAGCCTTCCAGTCCTTTCCCTGCGGGTGCTTGAGATGCACCCTGCACTGCTCATGCACCGGCTGCACCCACTGGGAGATGCCGGTGCGGAACAGCCGCTCCCGCACATTGCTCTCATTCTGCCCGCGCAGGTCATAGGTGAAGAAAAACTGGTCATGCGAGTCTGCATCCGCGCACAGGCGCAGCAGCTCCGCGCCACCCACTCCCTCCACTGCCGGGGCAAGCACATCGTCTATATCTGCCCAGAACTGCCAAGGGCAGGTTGCCATTGCCCATGCTTGATTGCGGGCGGCAGCAAAGTCATCCACATGGGGCCAGGTTGCCGGGGTGTGCTCCTCCACCTCACACCCAACTTCCGGTGGCATTGCGGCCAAATTCCAAGCGTTCTTATATTCACCGCATAGAAACGTCTTGCCGTGCTTCCTGCACCAATCCTTGGCCAAGGAAAGGGTCTTGTCATGGCGGTTGTTGCCGACTGCCCGCACCAGGCACAGCTCATCAAACGCATCCTTGAATGAGTTAAGGAACCGCTCAATGCTCGGCTCCTCGTTTCCCGTAATACAGCAGAGTGATATCTTGCTCAATATGGTGTCCCCCGTGGGCTCTGTTATATCATGGGATCGCTGATCCTCAAAATCTGGCTTCTGGAAACACAAAGCCCACCCAGCTTGTGGCTAGGTGGGCTTCGATGAATAACCCCGCTCGCTTTATTTACACCCCAGAAGATTAAGCGTAAGAGGTGACCAGAAGCTGTGCAGCCGTCGCCAGCACAATCTTCTCATCGGTGTACTGGCGGGCACGGATGATCGTGCTGCGGATGTTCTCATCCCGGTAGCTTTCCACCGTGAAAATGTCCGCATCCTGCTGCCAGAACAACGTATGACCAACCGAGCCCGAGAAGAAGTCGTTGGCCGAAGCCGCCGCCTTCACCGTGCCGATCCAGATGTACGAATTGCTCCAGATGTTGGAGAGGCTGGAGGCGGAAGCGTTCTCGTTGGTGGTGTCATAGGTGGCACGACCAACCAGCACTTCCTTCACGCCAAGAGCCTGCGCCATCGCCGTCTCATCCAGCACAAGCTGGGAGTCGGTGGAGATGGTGCCACGGATGCGGTTCTGCAGGCGGGTGGAAGCCCGAGCCCGCAGGAACACCGGCAGCGACATGACCACCGTGAGATCCATCGTGTTTTCACCACGGCTCTGGATTTCCTGCTTCGCAAGGTCGATATCCAGACCGATATCAAACGTGGCGAGGTTGGCGGCGGTGTAAGCCGTCGCAGCAGTGGAGAGATTGAACGTAGCCGGGGCGAACACCGCCGCAGCCACCCGCTTCTCATGCGCCAACTGAACCTGGCGATACTTGCGGCGGGTCTCAAACGACTCCAGCGAGAAGAACCGCGAAACATCGGAGGCATTGTCATCCGGCACGATAGCCTCGGCACCGTACTCAATGCAGGTAAAGGTGTCGCTGGTGTAGCTCGCACTGTCGCGGGCGTAGTTCGCACCGGGACCGCGCCGCTTCACATTGCCCTCACGCAGCAAGCTGCCGCTGTTCTTGGTGATGACGGGATACTGCCCAGCCTTGGCCGGAACAGGGAGAGGCGGCAGAACCTTCGGGCCAATGAACAGCTCCGAAGTATTGAATGCTTCCTCGACAACGCCGCGCAGATCCGCGCGAAGAATGGCTCCACCTTGTGCGTACATGGTATTTAGTGATTAATGGTTTTGGTTACGACTCGGTGGAGTTGTTAGCTGGTGCCCTGGTAGCGCATCGCCACCTCGTAGAGCTGGCCGTTGGTGGAGGCATTCTCGAGGAGCACACCAATCTTCACGCCAGTATCGCCAGCGCGTCCGTTGGTCACCGAGACATAGCCCCCGGTCACAACCACCATCACATCACCCGCAGTGAGCGGAGCACCCGTGATGGCAATCTGGGCGGTGCCAGCACCCCACAGGCGAACCTTCGGGTTCTCGTAGGAGTTGCTGGTGCAGTCATCCTGCAGCACACCGATGGTGGTGCTGGAATCGCAAAGGGCGGCGGTCAGCTTGCCGTTGGGCGAGCACGCCACAACGGTGCCCCGGCTCATCGCTGCGTTCACCTGGAACGAGCGGGAGAAGTCATTTTGAGCAGACATGGTAGGAAAAGATTTGGTTGAGGTTTAGGCGACGTACTTGATCGCCTTGCCGCTCTTGCGGAACTCGGCATAGCCTGCCGGGTTCTTGGCGATGGCGGCGGAAAGGGCGCGGCTCTGGCTCTTGCTGGCCTTAAACTGCGACTCCACTTCGGCAATGAACGCATCCACCGCATTGGGGGCGGCGGGAGCAGGCGTGCCGGCACCGGCACCGCCGAGATCGGCGGGAACCGGAGTGCGGCCAGTGTGGCGGGCAAACTCCTGCGCCACCGCCTTGGCGGTCAGCTCGAGGTTGGTCTTGGAATCGCCAATCTTGGTGGCGAGTTCCGTCTTCGCCGTTTCCAAGGCAGCGGAGAGTTCCGCCACCTGCTTGGTCACCGCCGCCAGCTTCTCAGCTTCGGCAGTCACCTTGATCCCCTTTTCCAGCTCGGCAACGCGGGCGGCAAATTCCGCCAGTGCCGTGGTAACTTCGGCTTTCACAGCCGCTGCGATTTGTTCAGGCGTCATGCTACCACCGGCACCAGCGTCAACGGCTGCAAACAACCCATCTGGATTGGCTGCAGGCTCGCTCACCAAGTCGCAGCTATAAATCTCAGAGCACCTGGCACAGCGCATCCCACCCACCTCCTCGGTGGGGCCGGAGAATGCCACCGAGAGCCCAAAGGTGTCAGGGATCTTCTGGGCCAGCTCCAGCACATACTCCCGCTGCGTGCTCGACTGCAGCAGATTCAGATCCCCCTTCAGCTTGTTCCCCTCAATGCGCAGGGCGGTGATATAGCCCACGATATCCCCCGCATCCCCTTGGTGGGTCATCTTCACCTTGAGCCCGCCAGAGTATTCCTCCGCACAGGCTTTGAGCTGCTGCAGGGTGAGCTTGTCGCACATCACCCCATGCCCCTTGGCTGGCCCCTCGGTGCAGAGGCTCACCCCGCGAATCACCCCAGCCGCACAGTCTATCTGGCCAAGCTCAAACTTGAGTGGGAAGGCATACTTGCTCATGCCCACCCGGCAGCGTCAAAGAATCAGTAGCTGCGCAGCTTCCTAGTCTTGGCCAGCCACACCTCACGGTTTTCCCTGGTGCCGTACTGGTGCTGGTTGGCATCCACATACTCCTTGCGGCACTCCCGCCACAGCCTCTCCCCAACCTTCTGCTCTTGGGTTTTGCTGCCGGTTATATCCCACACCCTTGGCACACTGATCTGCTTGGGCTTGCTGCTGCTGCCGCCATTGCTTGTTTGCTGTATTGTATTCATTGGCTGATTGAAAGTGGGAGGAGAGTGGACGCAATGAGTCCCAGCTTATAGGACTCACTGCTTTCATCGGCTGAAAATGGTATGGAGCCGTGGAGCATTTGCACTGCACTCGACCAGCGGCGATCCCTCCTAGTCTTGGCTTTTTCTCGCAGCCTGCAGTGGAGTGGGGTGGAAGTCCCCCGAATGGTTATGCCTACGTTCCTTGCATGTCTTGAAGGTTACCCTCGGCAACCGCTCCTTCAGCCATCTATCCGCTCCAGCATTTCTGGGGAAGCGGTGGCTTACGCGCACAGGTTCTTCTATTCATTGAACCTGGAAGATGGCTTGTTGCCACCGCCTCTCTGTTCGACCGTAAACCGCGACAAAAGAAGAAGGCCAGCGGGGGTCACGCACCCAACTGGCCTTCTGGCTCGTAAGCCTCACTGAAAGTCTGTTGCGGGCGTGACTCCGCTCAAGCATCCCCGGTATGCCGTCAACCGCCGCTTTTGGCAAATCTGGCTTTTGCCCTATGGGGCCAGAGGAGTTGACCCCTGCAGATAGGGCAAGACTGGGGTGGGAGAGGGTGGGGTGCTGCACCACCAGATCCCCCCACTGCAGCGATACGGGTGGCGGCATAGCGGGAAACCAAGCGAACCGCCGCCCGCTTTTATTTGGGCATGATGGCAAAGTAGGCATCCCCAGCCGCCTTGGTTGCCCGCCCACGGTATGCGCTCATCAGGTTCTGCACGCTGGTCTTGGTCATTAGGTAGGCAGTGAGCTTGGCATCCTTGTGCGCGGCCAAGTGGTAGGTGGCGAAGCTATGCCGAAGCACATTCCGCATCTGCTCCATTGCCGCCGCCTCCTCTGCAGTCCACTCCTCCTGCCCCTCCTGCTGCTTGGGCTTGAGCCCCGCCGCCTCAAACGCCTCCCGCTTGAGTTCCGCATACTGCCGCCGCGAAACATCCCAGCAGGCTGGGGAAGCGTGGCGCATCCATGCCCAGAGGTTGTCTGGCCAGCCGTCCACATAGTGCCGCTGCCCGCTCTTGTGCAGGTGCCCCGGCATCACAATCCCCTCATCATCCCACAGAATGTCATCCCTGCGCAGCCTAGCTGCAGAGGTGTAGCGCAGCCCACCAAATGCCTCAAGGGCCAGCCTGCCCACCGCCAGCCCACCAGCATTGGCTGCAAACAGGGCTTCCGCCTGCTCCACGGTGAGGATGTTGATCTCCCGGTGGACCGGCTCCCCGTCTTCCCCCACGTCGCTGGCATCCGGCAGCGAGAGCGCATCCGCTGGGTTGTGGGCCAGCTTCCTGCGGAGCCGCAGCCACTCCAGCCAATGCCGCAGCGTCTTCAAGTGGTGCCGCTTGGTCTTGGCACTCATTGCCTCCCCCGTGTCTGGGTCACGCAGGTTTGCGATCCACTTGTCCAGATCCTCACTCTGCAGGCTTGCCACCAACCGCCCGCCAAATGCCGCCAGGATGCGCTTCCCGTGGAGCCTGCGGTGGCTGTGGGTGTCGTCTGACAGTTTCCGCTTTTCTTGGTCTGCGGAAAAGTCTGCCCATGCTGTTTCCACCGTGAGGCTCCCCGCAGTGCCCCGCCAATCCAGCCACTCCCTCGCCACCACCAGCGGGTGAACATCACCCACCAGTTCCCGAAACTCGGTCCAGGTTGCAACGGTGCGGGCATCCACCAACTGTGCCGCCTCCCCAAACTTCTGCCGCTGTTTAAGCCACGCTGCGGCCCATTCCGCCCGCTCACTCTCACTGGCAAACGATTTGGCTTTAAGCCCAAGGGAACCCCGCCACCGGGCAAGGTAGGGGAGAGTCTTGGCTGGGCGGGTCTCGTACCACATGCCACCGGGCGGCTCCTGCAGAAACGGCTGGGCTGGCTTTGCCTTCTTGGTGATCATGGGGTGATCCTTTCTGGTGATCTCAGGGTGATCAACTCGGTGCAATTATTGCAACACCCTGCTGCATTTTGTTGCATCTCCCACCTATGGGCGGGGCTGTTACCTCTGAAGATGGTCGGGGCGGTGAGTCCCTGCCTGTGCCCCGTGGGTGGGGCTGGTGATCGGCGGGTGATCTCATTCCATGAATCTCCCCACGATAAACCCGAAGAAGCCCAGCCCACCAATCACCATCCAGACCTGTGCGGCTCCCATCCGGTTATCTGCCACGGCAAACATGGACACCACCACGCCCAGCACCATTGCCAGTGCGGAAGCTACCTTGATTTTGCGGGCGGTGAGTTTCATTGGGTGGTGGTGGCAATCACAAAAACCACCCTAGTTTTGGGGTGAATTTTTTCCGCATCTTTTCAATGGGCTTTGCATAGCATCCTGACTCCAGGCACGTCCGAGAGTATTCCGGTGCCGCAACCATAACGTGGGACAGTGTGTGTCCCACCCAATCTGTTAGGATTACAACCAATGGAAAAGATCACGCTTTCCGTCTCTCGTTCAGAGTTTGCCAGGATCGCTCTTGCAGCCCGCGCCATTGGCATCTCGGTGCAATCGCTTGCCGTCTCTGCACTCATCACTCGCTTTTCTCGCCGCCAATTTTCCCGCTGCGCTCAAGGTCTGCGATGTGCTCCACCAGTACCTTGCCAGCAAAACGGGAAACCGAGCGATCATCGTTCTCAGCGGCACGCTTGATTTTTGCAGCCAGTTCAGGAGTGACGTTGATGGTGATGCGCTCCCACGTTTTTCTGCCCGTTTTGATTTTCATGTTTGGCTGGGTGTGCTGCAAAGTGCAGCAAAATGCAGAAAAGTCAAAAAAGAGTATTGACTACGGATGCATAACAATTATGCACTTTAACCGTGAAGGCTGAGTTGAAAGACCAAGCCCACAAACAAGCGGTGCCAAAACCCCAGCTTTTATTTTCAATCCGAGTGCATAACCGTTATGCGAATCACCATTAGCATCCCGAAAAAAATCAAAGCGAAGCTCAAGGCAGCGGCAGATGCCGAGCGCAGGAGCGTCTCAAACTTTGCCAGCCGCATTCTTGATGCGAGCCTGTCAACCACTGCGGACACCAGCGGAAAGCTGAAGACCAGCAAGGGGGCAGCATGAGAATCGATGGCATACCCTTTGAGCTTACCCGGTGGGACGGTAGCCGAGAGCCGTTCAACTGCTTCTACGTTTTTGTGCTCAAGGATCAGGTGGTGTATGTCGGCTCAACGGGAAACCTTGCGCTGCGGGAACTGGACTGCAGGCGGTCTGAAATAAAACGGGATGCCGTTTACTACGTTAGAACCGGAACCCGTGGTGAGGCATATGACTGTGAGGCGTGGTTGATCAATACGCTGAAGCCCCGCTGCAACACGATGTTTCACGGGAGGAAGGCACCACCGATTCCATACCCGCCATTCTTTCTATACGGCAACTCAATCACATTCACTGAAAGAGGTGCAGCGTGAGCAGCACCGGCACCTCCCGCCCCCTCACCACGGCAGAGGAACTTGCTGCCCTGCGTGCTGAGATAGCTCCCAAGCTGGAGCGCATTGAACAGGTGATGAATCTGCTGCTGGTGAAGCGGCCCACGCTCAAGGAGCAGGCCAAGCAGGCTGGGGTGAGCCCCAGCACCTTGTGCCGCCGCAGGCAGCGGCTGGCGATGGGGAGGAGCTTTCTATGAACACCGAGACCAAGATTGCGCTCACCCTGATCGTTAGCTTTGGCGCAGGTCTGCTGCTGGTAGCAGTGGGGCTGGGGTTCTCTCCGAAGCTCACCAGCTTCTTCCTTGGGCTCATCCTGTGCTTCGCTTCGGTGAAGCTGATGAGCAGCACCAGCGGAGGTGGGCGATGAACGCACCCAACCGCAGGCGCGGCAAGTACGGCAGCACAGTGGTGGAGCCAGCCGACTACTTGGCAGCGATTGAGCAACCCAACCTGCCGGTGCCCGCAGTGGTTGGCCCGCGCATTGGCGAGGGGTTCAGCCTACTGGCGGCAAAGCGGCACGCAGATGAGCAGGCCGAGAAGATCCCAGAAGCCCGCTTTGTGCGGAAGTGGCGGGAGAACTTTCACGACTAAAGCCCAGCCTTGGGCGCAGTCACAAACGAAACCAACAAGGACAAAGAACATGAAAATCGGTGAAGCATTCCCGAGCAGCTTCCTCAAAGTGGATGACCTGCAGGGGCGAGATGTAACGGTGACCATCGCCAGCGTTGAGCTGGAGACCATCGGCAAGGATGACAAGGAGCAGAAGCTGGTGCTGGGCTTGCTCGGCAAGACCAAGAAGCTGGTCTGCAACAAGACCAATGCCAAGACCATCGCTGGGCTGCACGGAGAGGAAACGGATGAGTGGGTGGGCAAGCAGATCATCCTCTCCCCACGGGAAGTGGAGTTCCAGGGCAAGATGGTGATGGCAATCCGCGTCTCCCTCAAGCGGCCCGGTGCAGCTCCGGTGCAGGCCAGCAGCAGCAAGAAGGCACCCGTGCAGCAGCAGGAAGTTCCGCCCGCTGATGCGGCAGATGCGGAGGATGTTCCCTTCTGATCTGAATCTGCGGTGGGGCAATGAGGAGGCGGGTGCTGATCCCATCCGCCAGTGACCTGATCCCCATCGCACCAACTAGCTGGGTGTGGTTCCCGCAAAGCGACGCTGCGCGGAAAGGACCACCAAGAAGGAACTGTAGGACTTCCCAGCTATTTCTCTCCCCCAACTTTTACACACCACTTTCATGTCATCTGAATTTCTCACCGTTGCTGGCCTAGATGCCGCAACCATATCCGCCACCGAGCAGGCCAGAGCCCGCCGGGATGAGCTGCTGCGAGTAGCCAAGGGCACCGCCACCGTCACCAATGCCGAGCAGGCCAAGGCATCCGCCGCCCTGCTGGTCATGCTCAAGGACTTCACCCACGAGATTGAGGGGAGCCGCAAGGAGGTGAAGGCTCCCGTGATTGATCTGGGCAAGCGCATTGATGCCCTCGCACAAGACCTGACTTTCGCAGTGGATGCGGAGGCGGTGCGCATCAGCAAGACGCTGGGCGCATGGCAAGCCGAGCAGAACCGGCTCATTGAGGAGCAGAAGCGGATTGCGTGGCAGAAGGAGCAGGAGATCCGCCGGGAGATGGAGGAGAAGGCGCGGGCGGCAGAAGAAGCCCTGCGCAAGCAGCAGGCGGAACTGGAAGCGAAGGCTGCGCGGGCACGCACGCAGGAAGGGCGGGAGCGGGCAGAGCTGGAGATGCAGCAGGCAGAGCGGCGGGCCAATGAGGAGGCGCAGCGGCGCACCGATGAAGCGGCAGCAGCTCTGGTCAAGGCGCAGTCCACCATCACCATTGCGGCCAAGCCCGAAGGCATCGCCACCCGCACTGAGATCCAGTTTGAGGTGGAGGATATCGTGGCTCTGTACGAGGCGGCACCGTACCTGGTCAAACTCGAGCCCAACACGAAGGCAATCAAGGCGGCACTCAAACAGCTCCGCAGCGATCAGCGGCTCCCCGGTATCCGCCACTGGAAGCAGGCGGTGAGCATTGTGCGGTAACCACCAGCACCAACTACTATGGAAACCAAATCGCTGGAGATACGGGTGGGCAAAGTGAAGCGCACCCGCAAGAGCATTGAGATATCGTGGAAGCAAGGGGTGGCTTCCTTCGGGCTGGCAGAGCGTGACAATCCGCTGCCCAGCTTCACTGAGGCACTGGATGCGCTGGCCCCACTGGTGGCTACCATCTGCCATCTGCCCACCGAGTATGTGCAGGGCGGGTGCCGGGTCATCGGTTTCACCATTGATGAGCAGGCTGGGGCCGATGCCGTGAGCATTCTGGTGAAGAAGCAACTGCTGGATGCAGCCAAGGAGTTTGCCTTCAAGACCCCCGCCCGCCTGCTGGAGCACCCAGCCGAGCCGGGGACATATAGCCCACCGCTCTCTGTGGCAGATGCCGCTGTGGTGTATGCCGCCATTGATGAGGCCAAGCGGTACATCAGGGGCGAGCGTGCGCAGGGGCTCATCAGCTTTGGTGATGAGGATGACGGTGACGAATTTGGCGAGGAGTCCACCGCTGGGGATAGCGAGGGAACTGTTGAGATGGAGCTCTCCCCCAGCGGTGTCATTCGCCGCAAGGGTAGCAAGCGCAGCGCAGGAGGTGGGTCATGAGCGTTGCTGCCGTCACTCTATCGTTCACCACCGCCGCCGTGCTGGCTTTGGCCTGCGTGCTGGTTGGCGTGGCACTGGGCATCTTTGTGATGGGTTGGCCACATGAGGGAGGGTGGGATCGCCATGACTTCTGATCTCCTATCCCTGCGCCTCTACCAAGAGGTTGACCGGCTCTGGTGCGAGCAAGGGCCAGCCTGCATCTGTGCGGAGGCGTTGCTGCCGGTGTTTGCCAAGGTGCTGGAGGATGGGTTGCCCAAGCAATCTATTGCCCCGGCTGGTGCCGCCGTGTGCGATTCTAGCCCATTTGGCAACCGGAGAAAGGTTCCACCGCAGCCAGAGTGGGTGGAGGCTTATTCTGCCAGCATTGGGTATCCGCTGGATGGTGCCGCCTGGTGCGATTGCTACGCAGCCAAGGGCTGGAGCGTGGGCAAGAAGAAGATGGTGGACTGGCAGGCGGCGGTGCGGAACTGGAAGACCAACGACTACGCGCCAGACCGCATGAAGAAGCTGGGCGGCAAGTCTGCTGGCACGGGCAAGGACTACAGCAAGTTCTAGCCATGAAGGACTCAGCCGCATCCACTGCCGTGCTGCAGCTTGCAGACATTGGGCTTGCCCCGCTGCTGGGCGGGATTGCCCTTGGTGACTTCGCCCAGATGCGGCACCAACCGCAGTGTGAGGCGATGCAGTTGGTGGAGCATGAGTGCAGCCAAGGGTGCGGCACCAAGCTGCTCACCGCTGCATTCTTTGCCCCGCTTACCTGCTGCGAGCCCTGCAAGGCAAAGGCACTGGAGGAGGATCGCATTGCCAAAGCTCGGCTGTACTGGGAAGCCACTTGCCCTCCTAGCTTCCGCGACACTGACACCAACCACCCAAGCTGGCCCAAGGCGCAATATGCCGCCACCCGCAACTGGAAGGGCGAGGAGAGCCTGCTGCTATATGGGCCAACTGGAGTGGGCAAGACCCGGTTGGCAATGTGGCTCATCAAGCGGTGCCTGCTGCAGAACAACTCCCACGTTGGCGTGATCTGGCCCTATGAGTTGAAGGCGGTGAGGCATGAGCGGGAGATCATCAACTGGGTCAAGAAGTGGGGACGCTATGATGTGTTGCTGCTGGATGACCCGCTGCAGGGGGCGGCAGATTCCCGCATCACTGATGCCCTCAAGGATCTTATTGCCTACCGGCAAGATTGGAAGCGCCCCTGCATCTTCACCTCCCAAATTGGAGGGGATGACTATGAGCAGCAGGCGGCAAAGTTTGGGAAGGAGACCAACGCAGACAAAGAGGTAATTGCTGCGCTGATGCGCCGCATCCGCGAAACCTGCAAGGTCATCAGCTTCACAGAGGCGAAACCTACAACCGCAGAGGAGGAGGCATTTTGATATGAATGATGTGCAATGGCTGGTGGTGCTGCTGGTGTCGTGCCTTGGGTGCCTTGCCCTTGGCTACATCACCGGCAACCACGACGGCAAGAAGTGGGGGCGAGATGCGCAGTGGGTGGATGACTTCATAGCTGCCTGCCAGCGTGAGGCGGCAAAGCGGGATCGGCTGGGAAGGTTCAAGAGCAAGACCACAACCCATGAATGAATCAGGCCCACATCCCTGCCCCAGCGGTGAGCGCATGATCTACCTGGTGCCAAGCGACCGCAAGAAGGCGGTGAAATACCGGGTGGATCTGCTGGCCAATGCTGGGTTTGGTGAGTGCTCCTGCACCGACTGGGCAACGCGCAGGAATGCCGGGATCAAGAGCGGCGGGGAGATGGGCACCACCGCCACTGCCTGCAAGCATGTGCTCAAGGCTCGCCGCTTCTTTCTCAATGGGCTCCTGCAGCACATGGCGCGGGGCGAGACTGAATTTGGAGATGGGCGATGAACTCACAGACCAACACCCGGCTGGCCCCCGCCGCTTCCTTGGCCGCATCTGCAGCTTTGACCACAACGGCAGGCGGTTGGTGGGGGTGGTGGAAACTAGTGAATACATTGGCCGCACCGCTCGGGGGGCGATCCCAGACTACCGCTTGACCATACGGGGCAAGAGCGGGGCTGCGCTCATCATATCTTTGGTAGAGGCAAAAACATCTTTTCAACAATGAACCACACAGCACTTGATGCAGTTGATTGCATGGGACCATCCATCTCCTCCTTGCTCCGCATGGTTGAGCTGGGATGTGAGCGACTAATGGCGCACGGTGGCGGCTCCCTCCCACGGGATGGATCGCCCAACCTGCCCATAAATGTGAAGCAGGAGATATGCGAGGAGTATCTGCGCAGGAGGAACCCCAACGACAAGACGCGGGCGGTGATGGAGGGGATCGCGGAGGAATACGGCATCCACTACGCAACGGTGGTGAAGATCACCCGGCATTTGCGGGTGCAGCAACCCCAGCAGCAGGCCAACGCAGCCTCCACCCCATGACCCGTGAAGAACTGCAAAAGCGATTCCCCAACTGCACAGAACAGTTCCTGCGGCTCAACGCCAGCGATGCCGTCCGCACAGTTGGTGTACCCGTTCCGGCTGGTCATCCCCGGCAGACTGCCAAGCTGGAACGTGGTGCTGGGCATGGGGCACTGGCAGCGGGACAAGTTCAAAAAGCAGATGCAGCAAAGTTTTTTGTCCGCGTTACGAGTTACCGCAGGCGATTGCTCGACGAAGACAACATCTGCGAAAAGTTCGCTGTGGACTGCTGCCGCTACGCTGGAGTGCTACCTGGAGACAATCCGGCTCAAGCGAGAATCATCACGACTCAAGAAAAGGCAGGAAGCCAAGAGGAAGAAAGAACGGAGATCATCATAGAAAGGATTGCGCCATGAGCTTTGCACAAATGCACAACGACTATCTAGACCCAGACAAGCACTTGCCACAGACAGAGGAGTGCGGGGATGAGTGGGATACTGCGGTGGATGCGCTGCAGAAGAAGCTCAAGAAGGTGGAAATGGAGCGGGACAAGTGGAAGCAGCAATACCAGACCGTTACCGATGAACGTGCGGCATCGTTTCTCCGCATCGGGCGGGCACTTGGCGGCATGTCATTGACCGAGTACCAGCCCGAAGTTGACCTTGAGATTGAGGCAGCAGCAAGGGCTGCGCGTGAGGATGTTGCACTACTCGACTGGGCAGACGCAAACAACCCGGATGTCTATTGGGAAAAGACACCAACATTTCGTGAGCGATTGAGGCAGACCCGCGATTACACATTGGCACGATCAGCATCAGAAAAGAGCGACACACCATGAACACCACCGACCACGTTAGCGACCTAACCGATCCGTGCCGAGACGCACGGAATAGCGACATCACCGCCCTCCGCGCCCGCTGCGAGCAAGCCGAATTGGACTGCAAGCGGCATCACGAAATGGCGACCCATAACATCAAGCGTGCCGAGCAAGCCGAGCGCGAGCGGGACGAGCAGGCAAAAGAGCTAAAAGCAGTTCAGGACGCTTTACTCGCACGCGATGAGGATTACCCGGTGGATGCCACCACGGCGGAAATCGTACAGCGTATTCTGCGCGAGCGCGACGAGGCGCGAAACGGCCTGCACGTTCTACGTCTGCACAACGACCAACTCCGCGCCGACCTCGCCATCGCCACCCAATCCCGTGACAACTGGGAGTGCGCGACCAAGGCAAATGACGCGGTTGTTGCCAAGCTGAAAGCCGAACTCGCCGCCGCACGGGAGGACTCGGCGCGGTTGGATTGGTTGCTACAAGACGACGTGATTCGGTTTGGCCACAAGTATGCCGACCGCGAGGACATCGACGCGGCCCGCGCGGGAGGGGCGCAGCAATGAACACGCCTAAGTGGATTAAGATAGACCGCTGCCGTTTGCCAAAAACGGGCATCATCATCGCCGGTTCGTATAGAAACGGAGAGTGGAGTATGTGCAGCGTTAGCAACGAAGGATTTCCGCGCTGGTGCGATTCTGACCGCACCCATTATTGCCGACTACCGAATCCGCCGAAGCAGAAAGGCCAACCATGAAACCAACGATTCCGAGCGGGTGGCGCAGACTTGCTACTGGCGACAAGGTAAAGCGGGGAGACAAAATGCTGATCGCTAAGTGCTGGATACAGATGGACAGCGATCACGATTGGCCGATTCAGCCGGACGAAACGATAATCCGCCGCGTGGCGGGTAAGGGGAAACGCAAATGAAAACACCCGAGGAAATCTGGGACAGCGGCAGCGCAAGCGAAGCCTTCAACGCTGCGCTGCGGGAGGCACGCCGCTGGCGCACAGTGGCGGAAGGGCTGGCGAGTGAACTGAATGTGTGCCGGAACGCGCTTTACTTTGAGAACGAGCACGCCCGCACCATACGTGGACCGGCAGAAACACCGGGAGACTTAGAGCTTCCATTTGACTACGCGATTGAACCAGCCGACGAAGCACTCGCCGCGTTTGAGCTGGCGAAAAAGGAGATGGGCACCTAGCCCTTCCCAGCCTTCTCCTTCGGCTGGATCTTGCGATAGGCAGTCACCCGCACAATCCGCTTGGTGAGCTTATCCCACACTGGGAACACATTGCTCTCCACCACCCGTGCCTTGATGGCTGGGGCCAGGTGCAGCCTCACACTGTCTTCGCTGCAGCCAATCTGCTCCGCAACCTTGGCGCGGGAGTCCCAGCCTTCGGGCAGGACATAGGTGGCAGCGTTCTGTGATTCAACGAGGGTTTTCCAGTTCATATCTTGAGGAGTGATCCAAGGTGCGTCTCCCCATCAATCACGGGGATGTTGAGATGGAGAAACCCGCCATCCGGTGCCACCAGTTGCACGGCATAGCCATGTGTCCAGTTGGTGGGGGCGGTGTGCTGCCACAGCGGCTGCAGCTCACAAAGGCATCCAGGGTTCCAACTCCCCACAATGCCGGTGCCCACCCTGCGCATCAGCTCTGACTGCGCCCGGTGGGTGTGGCCAAAGACACAATTGCCGCCAATGCGATCCTGCGTTGCCGCCACTGCGTTCTTGGCGGTGGAGATGCCGTGGAAGAAGAAACATTTTCCCCGCTTGATCACCCCCGGCACCGGCAGCTTGTCATAGAACACCCCTTGCCGATAGTAGGAGATGCCACGCTCACGCAGGCGCAGCCGGAACTCTGGCGAGTAAAGCTGCCGCAGTCCATCCGCATCCCTTGAGTGGCGCAGGGTCTGGGTCACGCACCAGGTCTCCACCCGCCGCTCATGGTTGCCCTCAAGATATTCCACCTTGGCCCTTGGAGCCGCAGCCTGCAGCGCATCAAGGAAGGCATTGGCGTGCTCTATGTCCTGCTCATAGCTGTACGCAGTCTCTGCCACATAGCCCATGACGTGGTTCTGCGCGAGGAAGCCACCGCAATCAACGTGATCGCCCAAGAGGATGATCTCATGCGGGTCTAGAGTCTTCACATCCGCCAGCAGGGCAGACACTGCGGCACCATCTGCCTTGGCACCGTGGGTGTCTGGCACAATCACCCGCACCACATCACCGGCACAGCGTGCCTTGGCCCCCTTGGTCTTGGGCAGTCGCACCGTGCGTGCTGCAAGGGTGCGGGCCAAGGTTGCCTTGGTCTCACGCAACTCCTGCTCCAGCTTCAACCGCTCCAGTGCGTGGGCTTTCTCAACCTCCTCACGCGATAGTGCCGCCCAGTCCACCCCTGCGCCGACTGCTTTGGATGACATACCACAAAGCCAGCGTCACCTCATGCAGCGGTTTATCTGGTCAACCACTGCACCACCAGCGAAGCCACCACGCCAAGCACAGATCCGGCACCGCTTGCCATTGCGATCACCGTCTTCACTGAGCTGCTGGCCTGCGCCATGCCCAGCTTCACATCCTGCAGTGCAGAATCATGCTTCTCCACGATGGTCTTCAGATCCTTCATGGCTTCCGCAAGGGCTAGGCAGCTCCCTGGTGCTGGGCACAGGCTCTTGGTCACCAGCAGGGAAAGGTTGTCTACCTTTAGCCCTAGTGCATCCACCTTGCGCTCCAGTTCTGGCAGACGATATGCCACAACCTTTGGATCTATTACATCGTCACTCATGGTGTTCTTTTCGGTTCAAGCCCAGCTTTGCGCCAAGCGTTCATTTGCAGAAAGTCCACCATCCCCTGCTTGGAGATGAGCCAGCGATCAGTGCCGATGGGGGCAATTCCATGATCGGGCTGCAGCGGCGGGGCGAAGTCGCCACCATATACCGCAATCAACGCATTGTGCCGCTGCCGGAAGTGGTCTGTGACCACAAAGCCAGAGGCGGTGCTCATCACAATCCCACTATTCTGCTGCCCACCATCAAAGCTGGCCTGCGTGGAGTGAACCACATCCGGTGTGACGGTGGTGCCGCAGCCCACAAACAGCAGGGCGGTGGCAAGGATAAGCACCACAAGGAAGATGATGCAGGCGACGTTGCGCCGATCCTCCTCTGTGCGCCGCTCCCAGCTATTCTGCAGCCTGTTTTCTGATCTCCTCGAGGTCATTGGTGGCAACCGCACTGGTGGCAGCATTGCGGATCTCGGCATCGGCCTTGGCGCGGGCATTGGCCTGCATCTGGGGAGAGTTTGCACGGTCATCCGCCTTCTCCTTCAAGCGGAACAGGGCAGCGGCACCAGAGATGAGGTCTTTGATGAGCTGCCACATACTACTTGGCTGGCGTCACTGCCACCGCCCTGTTGATGCCATTGGCCACAGCCTGCACAAACAGCTTCACGTCTGGCCGCACTGTGCTGGATACCTGCTCGGCATATCTGCGGCTGTAGGTATCCCACGCAGCCATGACCAGCCCGGTAATCACCCGTGCATCCTCTGGGCTCACGCTGGTCTTGGCCAAGATCGCAGCCACATCCTCCTCCCTCACGGTGGTGCCGCCAAAGGTGGTGGATATGACCACCGCCATGCTGCGGGCCAGCGGCAAGTAGCTCGAGTTCTTGGCCAGCACCGGCACCAACCCCACGGCAATCACATCCTCCACCGCATTGGCCAGCAATAGCTGCCGATCACTGGGCTGGGTAGGTGCAGACACGCACCCACCCAACAAAAGCCCGCAAATCGCAAGGAATAGGCTGCAGCGTGGCATATTCATGGCTTGGTTGTCTGTGTTTCTGTGGATGTATCCGGCAGCAGTCCCTTGCCATCCTTCAGCCTGGATGCCGCTTGGTTGAAGAATGCCATGAGCGTGTTTGTCCACCCAGCAATGATGGCGATCACGATCAGAAACTTGGTCTGCCCATCACTTGTGGCCCAGTCTGTGCCAGCCAGCGCAGTCATAATGGATGCGCAGAGCGAGTTGAACGAGAACAGCAGAACCCACCCAACGGTGAGCCGGTGTATGGCAAAGCTGCGCAGTGCTTCTTTCATGTGATGACGTTAAACCGCGATGCGATTTCGTTATCGTTCAGCGTGAGCAGTTCCCCGGTCTGCGGCTCGATGAACACGATGCCTTGGTCTGTGCCGACTGCCGCGATAGCGTGACCGCTGGCCCACTCAACAGGTGCGCCGAAGTAGGTTGGCCGGTACAGCCGGAACCAGTACGCCGCAACTGCTGCGCTCTGTGCCTTTGGGGTGCTGCCCCGCTCAAACTGCGCCAAGTACCAGCGCAGATTGAGGAAATCCCTGAACAGATGCGCGTGATTGTCGCAGTCCTGCCGCGCCAAATCAGACTTCACGCCGAGCCGATCCATCTCAGCGCGGAACCAGCGATAGTGCTCTGGCAGCGCAGACGCCCACACCTCGGCATAAGTGTCGTCAGCCATCGGCCAGAGCGAGCCAAGCTGCGCGGCGAAGTCGCTGGCAGCATAGACACGCCCGGTCCAGAGCGATTGGGCCGGGGCGGGTTTCCGGCTGAAGAGCGAGGAAAGCCAACTCATGGAATCACGATGGTCTTCCCAAACTGCTCGACTTCGTAGTGAACGTCGAAGTCGAGCAGGACGATGGTTGAGGCGTCGGTGTTGCCGGAATCGACGCGGGTCAGCTTCCACATCACCACGCAACTTTCGGTGTAGTTGGCGAGGTCGATGGTCCCGACGTTGAAGATGCCGTGCTTCTGCACGCTGTTGGGATTCGTTACCGTCACCACCGGCAGCGACGTGTAAGCGCCATAGTTGCCCGCCGAAAAGTTGCCGTTGATGTTGGCGACCGTGTAGTCCAGCCGCCATTTGCTCACGTTGGTATTCCCGGTGGGGAACATCAAGTGAATGTGCGGCGATATGGTCGTGCCCGCCTTCCACGCATGGGGAAGCTGGAAGTTACCGGCGATTACCTTGTCGCTGCCTGCGGCAAATTCCAGCATCCCGGTCGTCTGGCTGCGTGTCGGGTCGCTTGCCGCACCGGGCGGATTGATGCCCGAGGACGGGAAGCGCAAGTCATCCTGCACCGATGGGTTGATGTAGTTTCCGGCCAATAGCAGGCCGAGAACTACCGCAACGATGGCGAGTGAGAGTCGTTTCATGTTACGGAGTCCACTGGCCTTTGTTTACCCACGAACCGGACTCGCGCCGTTCGACTACGAGGTTGTTCCCGCTACGGATGAAGCGCCAACTGCCGTCGGTGGCGCTGTCGCCAAGGTAAAACGCAGTCGTCGAGGAAGTGGTAACATTCCCCGTCGCCGTCACCGCCCCCGCACTCAGCGTGACGGTGTTGCCGCCGGTGCCGAAGATCGCGTTATCATTGCCGATGAAAACTTGCCGCGCTCCCGCTCGAACAATCTCAACGTCCTGCCCGGTAGTCGTGCCGAACTGCGCATTGCCCACCGTGTCAGGCGAGGAGAAGAAAGCGGTGCGGCCTTGACCATCGACAGCAACAACACGCGACGGGAACTGCCCGACAGTTGTGTTCGTTACGGTGAGATCGTTGTTACCGGAAACTGCGCGGGTTTGGTTGATCGTCCCGCTGGCGGTGAGGTTGCCGGTGAAAGTCGGATTCCCGTTCACATCGAAACGGAACCGAGAAACCGATGGCGCGTCCGAGTTCGTCGTGCTCTGCATCAGTTCCCAAGCGCCTTCGCTTGTCTCGTTGATCGCGAAACCCCACGAGCGGGAGTTTGCCGCAGTGCGCGTGGTCTTATGGGTGAAAGTCGTGCCACCCGGCGATGCGGTTGTCAGCGTAAGCCCTTGCCCGTTCTTCGGCGTCACCGTCAACCCGCCCGCACTGTCGCCCGCAATCGTCGCCTGACTGCCCGCCGTCGTGCCAAGGCTGATCAGGTTGCCGTTCGGCACGCTCCACGTCACGCCGGAAGCGGGCAGGGTGATCGTGCCGCTGGTGCCGACCTGCGCGGGAACAGTCAGGCCAGAGCCCACGCTGTAGTCGGGGGAGAGGAGGAGGCCGAGACGAGTAACTGAAATGCCAGTGAGCGCAAAATCTGTGCTCTCCGCTGGACTGTTCCAGAAGTAAAGCGGAAGCGCGCCGGACGCCGTCGCGGTCAGGATTGCGGCGTTTGCGCCCGCTGTAACCGTGTGAATGTTTGACTTGTTTCCGCTCAAAAGCGGACTGTCGAAAGATAGCTTAGGCGCGGTCCCGCTGTTGAGCGTAGCGGAAAAACTAACCAAGAAGCGCTGGCCGACTGCCGCCGTGAATGTCGTAGGTGCGGCAAGCGCAAATGCCCCCCCCGTGTTTCCGCCTGCATAGGTTGCGGCAAGTGCGGCGCCGCTTGCACTTGTCAGCGTGTCGTAATCATATTGCGCATCGCCGCTGTTTGTCCACGCGCCAGTAAGCAAAGTCGTATTGCTCGCGCTGTTGTAATCCGCCCCCGCCGCCGCGCCCGTCTCGGCCAAGGACGTAATTTCCGCTGCGGACAGGGCGCGGTTGAATACTTGCGACCGGCTAATAGTTCCGGTGAAAACAAAAGCATCATAGGAAATGTACGCACCGATAAGCGTTATGTTTCCGTATGTAAGCGTATCTGCCGTCGTTCCCGCTGCTACTCCGTCGATGTAGTAAGTTCCGGTATCTGCGTTAGAATCGCAGACGTAAGCAACATGGTGGGTTTTCCCAGCAGTTAAAACGCCAGTAGATGCCGTGTTTCCGACTTGGTTTGCGGTTGCGGAGACCAAGTGCCCGGTGCTGTCGATAAACAGAGAAAACGCGCCGGTCGTGCCTGAAAAAACCCCCTTTGAACTACCAAACGAGGATGCGTTTACAAATGCCGAAACAGTAAACGATCCGGTTGCTGGCGTAGATGTACAAGTCGCTCCAGCTTCGCCCGAAAAGCAAAGACCCGGCGCGGGGGCGCGGGCGGCGAGGGAGGAGGAGAGTTGAGGGCCGGAGGTGCCGAGGGTGACGGTGCCGTTGATTGAGTCGGCGGTTAGGTCTTCAACCTGCATGTCGCCTGCGTCTCCGGTGGGCGTGCCCTTGAGGGAGACGGGACCAGCAACGTATTTGATGCCGGGGGCGTCTGAGTTCCAATAGGTGTCCGATGAGGATGCCACGTCGACACCGTTGATCTTCAAGCCTGCTGCATTGATGACACCAGAGGAAGGAGCCCCGCCAGTTGGGGAGCCAACCACAACCGGACCTTGAAGCGAGATTGCACCCGTGGCTGCAGGGGTGAGCGTGATGTTGGCAGAGCCGGTGTACGGCAGCACCAGGGCAGACGACGACACCGGCACATAAGTGGAGTTGAACGTTAGGGTGTAGCCATAACCTGCGGTCACATTGCGCTGCACGTTGTCATCATTGCTGCTGTTGCGCTGCATGATGAGCAGATCATTGGCTGCATCTGCAGCCCACCCACTCACCGCCAAAAAGACGGCGAACACCAGAAACAGAAGGTTTTCTTTAGCGTTGGTTTTCATTGATCAGAAAGAGGAGGTTGCGATGCGCCGCCAGACATTGGTTGAGGTGCAGATATATAGATATCCGCCGCCATAGGCGAAGGTGCCAGTGACACCGTTGGAGGTGGCTGTAGCCGGGGCGGTGTTGATGCTGACGCCCACCGCATCAAGCCCCTTGGGGCCGGGAGAGCCGCAGGCGGCAATCACCGCATAGCGTGGGTTGCTCCCCTTCTGCTCCTGCTGCGTGGGAAGGATGCCAACGGAATCACGCAGGGTGAGGTAGGTGGAGCCTCTGAAGGTGAAGGTGTCGCCACGCTTGAGCAGCAGATCCTTGCTCCAGTTCCCCTTGAATGAATTGGCGAAGCTGCTGCCGGTGTCTTCAGCAGGCTTGGCCGCAAACTCCAGCCGGGTCTTCTCGGTGGCGGCATTCACCACATCTGCAAACTGCTTTTCAGCCAGAGCAAACCGCTGCGAAACATCCTCCCGAGTTGCCTTCAACTCCACCCGCAGGCCAGCCACCGCCTCATTGGCGGCGGCAAAGTGCGAGGTGATTTCCTCGAGCTTGCCCGCAAACTCCTGCTTTACCCGTGCCAGCGTGGTCTGGATAAGCCCCAGCAATTCCTTCTCACTGGCGGCAGTGAGCTGCTTGGTGTTATCCAGCAAAGCATCCTTGGTGGTGGCAGACTGCTTTTCAAACCAGGTGAGGAACTGCGCATAGCTCTCCTTCTTCCACTCCTCAACGATGGCAGGGAAAGCCTGCGCCAGCCGATTGTGGTCATCCTGCAGCTCAATGAATCCCTCAACTAGACGGTGCAGCTTTTCTTCATCGCTCATGGTAAAATTGGTTTAATTGCTGGACTTGAAAAACTGCCGAGCCCAAGCCACGGCACTACCTGCCTTGGCCTTGGCCTCCCTGCGTGCAGGAACAGACTCAGATGCTTCCTTGAGCCGCAGGATGCGGTTGCGCTCTGCCGCAAAAAACTCCCCGGCAGTCTTGTTGCTCACGCCTCCACGCGATGACTTGGGCAGCAACTGCGCAGCATCCACCGCTGGGTTGCTCTGGATCACAATGGGCTTCTGCTGGGAGACGCTCTTGAGGTCTGAGATCAGGCGGCGGAACTCGCCCATCATCTCAGGATCAACCGCTGGCTTGCCGTCGCTCGAGCCTTTGCCTGCGTCCTTGGTGTCCTTCTTATCCTCGCCACCGCCATCTCCAGCCTCCGGTTGCTCTGGCGTCTTGAACAGGAAGCCATTGCTGGTGTGCGCCTCCAGCATGGTGAGCACAACATCATCATCAAAGTCACACTCCTCTGCCAGTTGCTTGGCAGTCTTGAGCGTGCGCTTCACTTCCTCGCGAATGATCGCCTCCTGCTCCTGCGCATCCTCGCCATCCTCCGCAAAGATTGAATCCTTGGAGCGCAGGCCAGCATTCCGCTCTGCCACCCGTGCCGCAGAGTCTCTGCCTGCATCAATCGACACAGCCGGGGCAAACTGCCACTTCCCCTTGTTCCACTTGGGGGTGTACGGAATCACACCATCAGCAATGCCCTTGAGCAGTGCGGTGTTCTTGGCTGGGTTGAGCAGTCGCTTGGTGATGTTGGCCTGGTGCCACTCAATGGTGCGGTGAGCCTGCTGCAGATCCGCCCTGACTGCTGGCCCGGTGCCCAGCATGGAGTAGATGAAGCTGTAGGGCAGATTGAGTGCGATACCTTGCAGGCGGATCAGCATGTCCACATAGGTCTGGAACGTGCCGCTGGGCCGATCAGACTTCATGAACTCAAACTCCGCATCGCTGGGAGCCCACTGAATCATGCCGTACTTGAGCTGCTGCTCTTTGATCGCCACTCCATTGGCGTCTGTTTCGGTGCTGGTGATGAGCGCAGACGGGTCAGAAAGCGGCTGGCCAGAGGGTGTATAGCCAATGGCAGCGTGGTAATTCTCAAACTTTGTCCCCTGCAGGCACGCCTCCAGCACCTCTTTCAAGTCCCTTGCCTCATTCACGATGGGAGCAAACGGGGTGATCCCACGGTACTGGTCTATCCTGCGCGGATCAAAGACCAGCATCATATCCGCAGCGGGCACCGGCTGGCAGTCCACATAGGCATTGGCCTTGGTGCGCCTGTAAACATCATAGGTGATGGGCTTGCCCGTGAGCAGATCCACGGTGATCCCCTGGAACTTGTTTTCCGCTGTGCTCACCAGCACATTGCCGCCAATGCGGTCACCCTCAATCCCCTGCAGCTTCAGCCCATCCTCACCCCAGTGCCATTTTTCGCCAATGTCGCCATCACGCAGTTGGCTCTTGAAGGCGATGCACACCAACTGCTGAAAGTCATGCCGCCCGGTGATATCACAGGTGTCAAACCAGTTGGCCAAATAGTCCTCATACTGCTGATCGATCACCTCATTGCCGGTTCGGGCCTGATACCGCAGCTTCCCAAAAGCATACAGTGCCAGCTTGTCTATGATGGACTGGAACAGCCCAAAGTTCTGCTCCAGATCACGCACATTGCGGATCAACTGCAGCCGGTCTGGGAATGCGGTGTAGTCTTCTGGCCCCTGGATCTGGGTGGCAGACTTGCGCAAACGGGTGGAACGTGCCGCCTCATAGCTGAACTCACGCCGCGCACGCAGCCTTTCCGCCCCCCACTTCGGGAAGATTTGAGCAATCGCAAGGTCAAGACTGGTTGGAGCCGACATTGCGGCGAAGTCATGTGCTCTCATCGGTTGGGCAGTCGGTTAGTCTGAGAAGCGGGCATAGGTCTGCGTGGTGCTGGTGCCAGCATTGCGGGCCAGCGCAGCGTTGATCTCGGCAAGGATCTGCTTCACCTCTGCCAGATTGGCCCGGTTGAACTGCCGCCCCGCTATGGTGTAGCTCTGCCCGGTGGTGGCTATGGCATTGAGGCAGGCCAGCCAGTTGGTCTGCAGGGTGGTGAGTTGGGCGGTGCTCAACCCATAAAATGCACCAGTGATGCCCGTGGAAGCCATGCCCCGCCACAAGCGTCAACGGTTTTGGCCGCTCCAAAATTGACGACGCGATTTCAGCCAGACCCAACCGGCTCCACCACTGGCTTGGTGTCCTCTGCCTTCTTCGGCATGGAGAGCAGCTTCATCAATAGCGCAAAAGCCACGCCCATCTTGCCTGTATCAAAGGCATGGTTGGCCTTGGTGGCGTGAATCTTCTCCCATGTAAGCCTGCCCGCCTTCAGGATCTTGTGCTCCCCCTTCATCTGCTCGAGGTATGCGGGCACCACATCATCTGCGTGTTCATAGCCCACGCCTCTGCCTGCCGCCAGATTAGCCAGAATGTCTGCGCAATAGTCCTCTGAGAAGTAGATATAGTTGACAACTCGCCCGCTCACCTGGCTCCCCTGCCACGGTGAATATGGCAGATGCACCTTGAGCGGCCCCTTGCTGCGGTCTGGGTTGGGCAACTGATGCACCCAGCTCCCTTGGTTGCTGCCGAAGCAGGCGATCCAGCCATATTCTGCGCTTTCCTTGAACACCTCATGCTTCTCAAAGGCGGCATCCTGCCAGACGCACTTATCCCTCACCCCGTACTGCGCCTGCAGTTCCCTCATGCTCTCCTTGGTGTCCACCCGCCCATAGTAGAGCTGCCTTGAGCTGCCATCCCCACGCCATGCCCTGATCTCCACCCATCTGTGGGGTGAATCGCCACGCATACCCTGCTGCCGGTCTGCCATCATGGTGCGCCACCTCTCTCCCTCCCATTGCTGGCCTGCCGAGTAGTCCCCGGTGGAGTAGCCGCTGGCAGTTCCTTCAATGGTCACGGTCAGGTGAGTGTCTTCCCACGGGATAGACTCATCCTGCATCTTCACATCCTTCATTCCGCTTGTGTCGCCATAGCTCATCTGCTCCATCGCTGCCAGCTTGCGGGTCACCAAGTCGGCAAAACTATTGTTGAGCAACCCCGGCACCGAGAATGACCGCACATCCGCAGAGGCGTCTGGGTTCTGCGGCAGGTACTTTCCATCACGATTCCACTCAGCAATGGTCTCCGGTGAATCCTTCCACTCATGCCCGGTATGGCCGCAGACATAGCGGCAGGTTTCAATGGCTCTGGCTCTGCTCCATGTGCCATCACTGCGCTTGGCATCATCCGCCCAGACCAGTCCAAACCTCGAGCCATCCGCCCGCTTGCCTGATGCCACCAGCGGGTAGTGGTGCCCATCCACCGGGGAGCGGTAGCCCCATACCGCCTGGTGCCCCTCGCGCCAGTTGCGATCCTCAACATCGCCAGCATTCCCAGCCTGCGAGATATCCACCACCTTCTCACACTGGGTGCGGGCATAGTCGCGGGTGCGTGCCACCGCCTGATTGTACACTCCCTGCCACACCGGCAACCACAGCTCATCATTGAACTGCCAGCGGATGCCCTTACCCTGCAGGTTGGCTGGACTCACACCCTGCGCCACAAAGAAGAATGGGCCAAAGTAGATCTCAGTATTGGTGCGGTCAAAGCGTCCCTTTGGCAGCAGATCCTTGAACGGCTGGCAGCTCATCCACAGCGGCCACAGCTTCTCCCGCATCCTCTGCTCCGCAAACTCCTGCTTCGGGAAGTTTGCCATGAGCGGACCTGGGTCATTACACAGCACCCACGGGATGGAGATATCCACGATCAGCGATTTTCCGAAGCGGGGAGGGGCGCGGAACCGCACCCGCCTCACCATTGGGTTCTGTATCGCATCAAACACCTCAATGAGCGGGCGGTTGATACTCACATCAAACCTGCCGGGGATGCCGTAGCTGGCGGGCAGCACCATGTGCTCATGCGCCCACTCATAGATGGGGCGGCGGTCAGGCTTGCGCCAGCCAAGAGCCCAGCCCGGTTGGAAGTCTGCTAGTCTGAGTCCCTTTGCCATGATTCCTCCTCTGCCTTGAATACATCGCAAAGCTCATCTGCCAGAGCCCTACCGATGGAGGATATCTCGGCTGCAGTGCGGCCAACCACCTTCCCTGGATACTCCCGCTCAAGGGCTGCGTACAGCCTGCCGCGTTGCAGCGTTGATACCCGCAGCAGCATCTTGCCAACGTCTGACCGGCTCACCGTCTTCTTCTCCTCGTTGGCAATCTTGATATCAAGCAGGCGGATCTCCTTTGCCGTCTTGGTGTCCTTGTTTACAAACAGCTTTTCCTTGGTGCGCTGGTTGTGCTCACGGTAGTACCGGAAAAGCCCTTGAATGGTTGGGGTGAGCTGGTACTGCGACTCAACCGGATTTGGAAAATACCCTTCTTTAGCAAGCTGCCGGTGCCGCCTGTCGGTCAAACCGGACAGGGCGCACAGCTTTTCTGCGGTGATGGTTGCCGCTTTCTCAGCCATGAATCTTCTTAGGCGTGCCGCCGGTTGCGTCTGCCCAGCGTTGAATTGCAACGGCGACGTAGCCGGGATTCAGTTCGATGGCGCGGCATTTGCGCCCCGTGCGCTCGCAGGCGATGATTGTGGTGCCGCTTCCGCTGAATGGTTCGTAAACTAGATCGCCGGGCTTGGAGTTGTTGCGGATTGGCCGCTCCATGCACTCGACCGGCTTCTGGGTACTGTGCCCAGTCTCGCTCTTGTGAGGCTTGTCGATTTCCCAGAGCGTGGTCTGTGTTCTGTCGTCTGTGAATCTTGCTGACTTACCATCCCTTACCGCATACCAGCACGGCTCATGCTTAACATGGTAATCGCCACGTCCTATCGGAAACTGATTTTTAGCCCATATAATCTGCATTCTAATCACAAACCCCGAGTCTTGGAGCGCCTTGGCGTGAACAAGACTCGTGGCACCCGGCGGGTGCCACTGGTATATCACATCACCAGGAAATAGCGCCCACGCATCACTCCAGTCTGCCCTATTGTCGTTCATCACCTTTCCTATGGCGCGAGCGCCATAGGGTTTGCCGTTGGCTCGGTCTGCTTCGTTCCTCCAGCTTGCATCGTACTCCACGCCATACGGTGGGTCGGTGACCATTAAGTGCGGCTTGTCCTCGCCGAGCAACCGCCCAACGACTTCCGCCGAAGTGCTATCTCCGCACACAATTCGGTGCGCGCCAAGCTCCCAGACCTGACCAAGCTCAACGCCCCACTTCGCCCGCAGTTCTTCCGCCTTGTCGATCTGCGGCTCTGCATCCACGTCTAAATCCACCATGAACTGGCTCATCAGGTCTGCCAGCGGCTCCTCGGCAAAGCCTGTGATCTCCATGTCTATCTCTCCGGTGTCCAGTTCCTGCAGCAAATCCTTGAGATCGGGCAGGCTCATCTCTGCCAGTTCTGCGATGCGGTTATCTGCCACAAGGTCTGCCAGCTCATCTGCTGCGCTTTTGTAGTCCTGCACATCCACCGGCACCACTGAGAGCCCAGCCAGCTTGGCTGCGGCCAGCCTGCCGTGCCCCTTCACCACCAACCCGCTGCGCTTGCTCACCACCACAGGCGCGCGCCAGCCAGCGTGGCAGATGATCTTGGCCAGCAGTCGCAGTTGCTCTGGCGGGTGCTTGTTGGGGTTGCGCGGGTTTGGCCGCAGCTCGCCAATCGGCACCAGCTTGGTGTGCGCACAGTGGATCTGTGGCTCCTTTTCGGCCCGTACAACCACCGGGGCAACCGCCTGCTTTTTCTTTTTCATGTGTTGGTGCTGCTAGTTAGTAACTGAAACCGGATTCAACGGATTTACCCACAAGGCTTTTTGCAGGCTCGGCGCACT